CATACCGACACATCCCATCGCCATCCCCATCAGAGATTCGATTGTTACGCTCTCGTCCCCTTCTTTTTTTTTGCCCCGTCTTCTTCAGTTGCCATCCCGTTCTGAAAAGCAGTGAAGTCTTCCAGGTTGATGCCATCGGCAAATTGTTCAAAGGTCAACTGGAAATCCATCTTATCGGCACGGCAGGCACTACGCACACAACAATACATGAACATGGTCAACTGCTCTATATCAGCACCGATCTCGTTTACATCCTTACCGGTTTCACGTTTGAAGTTGATCATTGCCCCCATCGTAACGCGGGAAGGATATTCTTTTGCACAAATGATTACTTTATTCATTGTATGGCACAAATATTAAGGGTGATACATTATTCTTGCGGAGCAACAGTCTTGGTCGCTACCGGGCCGGAGTTTTCCAATGAGATGGTATAGGTGGAGTCATCATCCGAAGGAGATGTCTCTTCCAGGCTTGTAATGAGAAACTTCCCTTCACGGTATTTCGTCGTTTCTTCACCGCGCAACGCATAGCGTACCGTCACAGGTTCACTCTTTTCCCAAAGCTCCAGGAGTTTGTCATATCCCATTTCATCTCCATAGAATTTAAAACCCTCGGAACTGATTTCGACCGACAGGCCGCTCACCGATTTTTCTTTCCATTTGCCGGCGCTAGCTGCCGCTACCTTATCTGCCAAAGTCGGCTTTACGGCACGCTCCTTGGTTTCCGCCTTATTACTGATTGTACAGGTCTTTGAGTGACCCAACGGGGAAAAAGCGTCTTCCATCATTAATCCGACAAGCATGTCACTACCATGAACATATCCTTCTACTGCCATAATTTTTATACTATTTAATTTCGTTTCAACTACCGTTTGATTCGTATCGGAATAAGCTCGGCCAACGGTTATCCGTCTTATTCGTAATTTATTTGAACCGTTTTAAAATCAGCCGGACAACTGCAAATATGCCAATTCCCGAAGCCAGCAGTTTTCCCAGCTTTATCCACAATTCCTGCCACCACGTCAGTTCATTCGTCACAGGACCGGGCACATCTACCGGGACATAAATCAGTGAATCCTTTCCGGGGATATAGAGTGTGTCATGCACGAATACGGCATGAAAGTCCAGTATCCCGTTATTAAGTTTCAAGGAGCTGTTTGCTCCACTGCTCTTCTGTTCCTCAAAAGCCTGCATAATCACCTGGTTGTTGCTGTCACACGCCAGGTAGGCACGCAGCCAGGCGGAATCGGGCGGGATTTGCACCGGAATGAGTTTCGGTATCTCTATCGGCTTAGGAAGGAGAAGCCCTGTCCCGTTCCTCGGAGCCTTGCAGCTCACGACGCACAGGACAATCAGCAGAATGGGGACAAACACTGACTTTCTCGACGGCCTTACGCAGCCGCGCCATTTCTCTTCTGATTGCATTGATTTCTTTTTTAAGGGGTTCCACCACTTCTTCCATCAGGATGGCCATCGCCTTCTTTACGTTTTCAAGCTCGTTGCTGCGGGTGTTCGTCCTGGCGGTTTCCACCTCGGCACGCAGCTTTTCAACTTCCTGACGGTATTTCTTC